TAAATCCTAAAGGCCCTGCAAAGGCTCCCTTGGCTAAATCGCGTAAACAGGCTATAGCTATCGCCCTGTCCGAAGCTGGCAAGTCAAAAAAGAAGTAAGGCTAAAATATGGCATATCGCAATAATCGTAAGCCGACTAAGGATCAGATGGCTAAGAACAACCGTATGTATCAGGATACGGGTGTTCCCAACGCCAATTCTGAAAACGACGATAGCGAAGATATGTCCGATGAAACTTCGATGGAACTTCCCGACGGTACGGAAGTTACTATTGAAGAGCCGGAAATGGAAGACGAACAGGTAGAAGACCCTGTATCCGAAGAAGAACTCCAGAACATTATCACCGCTGAGATTGACGACGCGCAGGACTACATCGACGATGTGATCTCGCCGGAGCGTGCGCTTGCGGGCCAGTACTATAAGGGCGAACCCTTCGGCAACGAAGAGGAAGGCCGGTCGCAGGCAATGTCTATGGATGTACGGGATACTGTACAGGCCATGATGCCGTCGATCATGAAAGTATTTTTCGCGGCGAACAACGTCGTTGAGTTTGCGCCGAATGGCCCAGAAGATATTGACAGTGCGCAGCAAGCGACGGATTACGTCAACTACTGCCTGACACGCGATAACAACCTATTTAATGAATGCTACTCCACATTCAAGGACGCACTGATCCGTAAGAACGGTATCATGAAAGTTTGGTGGAATACCGAGAAGGATGTCACGACCCACTACTTCACGGGTCTGGACGAAGCTACCTTCTCGGTTCTTCAGGCCGATGAGAATATCGAAGTCAAGGACGTAGAGATTACCTACGGCCCAGTGCCGATGGTTCCACCAGAAATGATGGGCATGGAGCCTCCTCCCCCACCCGCAACATACGACTGCACCGTTGTCCGCACCACGGAGAAGGGCCGCCTGTGCGTCCAGTCCGTACCGCCCGAAGAGTTCCTGATTGACCGCCGTGCGCGCTCTATCGAGACAGCCGAATTTGTAGCCCACCGTCGCTACGTTACCGTATCCGATCTTGTAAAGATGGGCTATGATTTCGATGAGGTCCAAGACCTTGGCTACGAAACGCTCGATGACTTTGAAGGCAACCAAGAAGCCTTTGACCGTAACCCGCAAGCTTTCGTTCAGATCACAGGCCGGACAGATACGACATCTCGCAAAGTCCTTTACATCGAGGGCTATGTGTATGTTGACATGGACGGCGACGGGATCGCGGAACTTTGCCGCGTCTGCGTTGCTGGCACGGCCAACAAGATACTTCACTACGAACCCTGCGACTTTATTCCGTTCGTAGACTTCTGCCCTGATCCAGAGCCGCACACATTCTTCGGCATGTCGATTGCCGACGTGACGATGGACATTCAGCTTATCAAGTCGAATATCCTGCGTAACACGCTGGACAGCTTGGCCCAGTCTATCCACCCACGCACGGGTGTTGTCGAAGGCCAAGTCAATCTTGAAGACGTAATGAACACCGAAGTCGGTGGCATCATCCGTATGCGCGCACCGGGCATGGTGCAGCCGTTCACGATGCCGTTCGTCGGGCAGCAAGCTTTCCCGATGTTGCAGTACATGGACGAACTGCGCGAGAACCGTACAGGTATTTCCAAGGCCGCGTCTGGCCTCGATGCGAATGCGCTTCAGTCTTCGACCCGCGCTGCTGTCGCCGCCACGATTACTGCTGCGGCGCAACATATCGAACTGATCTGCCGTATCTTTGCCGAGACGGGCATGAAGGGTCTGTTCCGCAAGTCGTTGCAGCTTATCGCCAAGAACCAAGACGCTCCGCGCATGGTGCGTCTGCGCAACACGTTCGTGCCGATTGACCCACGGGTGTGGGACGCAAGCATGGATGTCGTCGTCAACGTCGCTATCGGGACTGGTAGCAACGAAGAGAAGATGGCGTTCTTAGGCCAAGTCGCTGCCAAGCAAGAGATGCTGATGCAGATGGGCGCTCCGCTGGTGGACATGCAGGGCTACTATAACACGCTGGCTCAGATGATGGCGCTGGCTGGATACAAAGACCCAACTGTATTCTTCAAAGACCCAGCCATGATGCCGCCTCCGCCACCGCCTGCGCCACCGCAGCCGACACCGGAAGAGATGCTGTCTCAGGTTCAGATGGAAGCAATTCGTGCGGACATCCAGAAGAAGGCAGCGGAACTTGAGTTGCAGCGCGAAGAAATGCTGCGCAAGGACGACCGTGAGCGCGACAAACTCGATGCCGATATGATGATTAAGGCAGCCGAGATTGAAGCCAAGTACGGCGCGCAAGTCAACACAGCCAACATCGAAGCGTTGATGCAGCGCGACCGTGAGTTGCTGCGCCAGCAGGGCGAGATGGATCGTGCGGCGGTGCAAGCTGCACAGGCCACGCAGAACGCACAGATGGCGCAGGCAGTTCAGCAAGCACAGATGCCAACCGAAATGCAACCTGAAATACCGCCGGAAGGTATGATGTAATGTATGAAGATTATTACATGCCACAGTTTGACGCGGACTATTTCAACAGCCCTGCGTTCCAACAGGACATTGCCGCTGCCATAGGGCAGTATTTCCCGCCTGTTGCTGAGCCTACCCCAACTTACGATTACCAAAGCACTACCGGCATCGCGGATATCCCTCCGTATATGGCGGAGGATTACGGCCTTATCGGAGCAATTACTAACGGGTTTACCGCGCCGCAAATATCTGCGGAGCAGTTGGCTGCCGAACAAGTAGCTGCACAACAAGCTGCCGCCGCAGAAGCCCAACGTGTTGCCGCAGCCCAAGAACTAGCTGCAAGAGCGCAAGCTGAAAGAGTTGCGGCGGAACAAGCCGCAGCCGCAGAAGCCGCCGCTCAAAGACAGCAAACCGAACTGAATGATATACGTGCGCAAGAAGCACGCGCTGCCGCTGAACGCGCCGCTCAAGAACGCGCTTTCGCGGAACAGGCTGCGGCTCAAGCTGCGGCACAGGCTCAAGCTGCGGCACAGGCTCAAGCTGCGGCACAGGCTCAAGCTGCGGCACAGGCTCAAGCTGCGGCACAGGCTCAAGCTGCGGCTGTTGCTCCAGCGCCAGAACCAGTTTACACACCAGCCGTGGAGCCTGCGACCGTTGAGGCCGCACCGTTGGCCGGACCTCTTGCCGCCCCTGTTGAAACCGCGGCTCCGGTTGCTGCACCTTTGGCGGGGCCTCTTGCGGCTCCTGTTGAAACCGCCGCACCTGTTGAAACCGCCGCACCTGTCGCGGCTCCGCTGACACCCGAACAGATGGCGGATCGAAGGGCCGCAGCCAACACGCCGCCTCGCGGAACATCTATTGTAGGCCCATACGCTGGTAAAAAAGGGCTTTCCTTTGGAGATGATAACACGTTCGATATCTACGACGAACAAGAGGTTCGCGTTGTGGACGGTAAAGGTAATGTTATCTTCAGCGGTGTTGGCGTTGAGGGCGCGAAGAGAGCGGTTGCCGTGGCCCAAAGCCTCAGTGATGACCTTGGGAAAAACGCTAACTTTAAAATACAAAAAGGCGAAAACACAATAGTCGATGGCAGCATTGGCCCAAACCGTTACATCGACGTTGCCTACGCAGCTCCGTCGCAAAGCGGTCTTGGTTTTTTAGCTGATACTGTTCTTCCGTTTGCCGCGTCATTCATTCCCGGCGTTGGCCCAGTTATCGGCGCGGCTCTTGGCTCTGCCGCCTCAAGTGCCCTACAAGGCCGTGATCTTGAAGATGCTTTAAAGCGGGCGGCTCTTGCTGGAGGCACGGCGTATGTTGGGGGCCAAGTGTTTGGGCCTGCTACGCCGGCACCCATGACCGGCGTCAACGCAGACTTAATTCCGAATGCGCTCCAAGGTCTTAACTTTGGTAGCCTTACAAGCGCAGCGATCCCTGCGGGCGTTAGTGGCGCAGCGGCCCCCATCATCGTAAACGCAGCGGGAACAGCAGCGACAAGCGCAGCGCCTAGCCTTCTTGGATCAACAGTGGGTAATGTGGTGGCCCAAGCGGCTCTACCGCAAGCAGCGCAACCCACTCCTCGGCAAGAACCCACTACGACGATGCCCGAAGAAATCGTAGTGACAAGTCGCAACGTGCCTACTGTCACGCAAGACCCCGGTCTAGGGTCCGCACTTGCCGGTCTGCCCGCTATACTCGCCCCAATGACCCCAGACCCATACCTGACTAATTACAACGAGCCTTACGCCAGTGACATTGTGGTTACAGGGAACGTGCCTACTGTCACGCAAGAACCCGCTCTGGGACCGGCACTTGCTGGCCTACCCGCTATACTCGCCCCAATGACCCCTGACTCCGCGCTTGCGGCGGAGCAGCCATCGGAAAATAAGTTTAAGTTTAACGACGTTCTCGGCACTGGTCTAAGCGTACCTCAACTCCTATCCCTCGGTGGTGTCGGGGCCGATCTTCTAAAAAACCTTCTGGCTGGCGGCGGCAGTACAGGACCGACCACGCCATATGTCTCCCCATTTGGCACGGGCGTAGGCTTTGGTACAGGCCAAGATATGCGCGCCAACCCAAACATCATAGATTATGAGCGGTATGGTTTTGGCCCAGAAGCTATGTTCTTCCAGCCGGGCTACGGCCTTCTCTCTGCGGGTGCTGCTCCCCAAGCGCAACCCATTATGGCAGCGCCGCAAGCACAGCCCGCAATGGTAACCAACCCTAGATACGAGCCGTTGATCTAATGGACCCTATTACAAAAGCTAACCACGCAAAGCGTCTTCTTGAGGATGACATTCTCAAGGAGGCATTTGCCGCAGTGGAAAAAGATATTTTTGAAGAGTGGCGTATGTCAGCACATACTGACTATAGCGGACGCTCTGACATGTTTCACACGCTCAAAGGACTTGAGCGGTTGAAAGCCCGCCTACAGGCAATTCTTGATGACGGCCTAGTCGCCCAATCGAGGAGTTAACATTTAACAAAGAAGGTGCTATATGACGGAACAAGTCGGCAACCCCAGTGCAGGGATCGGCCTCCACGAAGCAACACTAGCCATCGACCAATTGCTTGGCCCTGATGAGGACACCCAAGACGAGGCCGAGGCGCAAGAGCCTGAAGAGGCTCAGGACGACGCGGAAGAAACTGAAGCCGAGGATTACTCGGAAGAAGATGAAGACGAACAGTCTGACCCGGATGAAGAGGACGACAACGAAGAGGTTATCGAACAGGAACTTCCTGACGATCTAACCATCAAGGTTAAACTTGACGGTGAAGAAACGGAAGTCACCCTTGACGAACTTCGGAAAGGTTATTCTCGTTATTCGGATTACACACGGAAAACTCAGGCATTAGCCGAAGAACGCAAGTCGTTCCAAGGCGAAGCCGAAGCGATCCGAATGGAACGCGCTCAATACGCGGAACTGCTACCTGCGCTTAAAGCGCAACTTGAGGTACAGTCCGAGGCTGAGCCTGATTGGGACAATCTTTATAATGAAGACCCCATTGAGGCGGCGCGGTTAGAACGGCATTGGAATAAGTCTCGTCAGGAACGAGCCGCTAAACTTCAGGCTATTAATACTGAACAGCAGCGGATTGCTCAAGAGATGACCAAAGAGCAACAGCGGGCATTGGCTGACATTGTGCAGTCAGAGCGCGCCAAACTCACCGAAGTCATTCCGGAATGGAAAGACGAAGGTACAATGCAAAGCGAAGCTAAGGAACTTCGTGAATGGGCTATAAACAATGGGTTTAGTGAACGCGACCTAAGCGCACTTGTTCAAGCCAGTCACGTCGCAATCCTTCGCAAAGCTATGATGTTTGATAAGGGTTCGAAGAAAGTGGAAAAAGTGAAGGCCCAGCCAAAGAAGGTTGCCCGGATCGTTCGCCCCGGTTCTTCAGGAACTCAAGTCAATAACCGTTCTTCCGATGTAAAGAAAGCGTCCCAGCGCCTTGCGCGTACAGGCCGTGTTGCAGACGCAGCGGCCTTGTTGGATAAACTCATTTAATAAGGATTTGAACTAATGGCTATTGTAGCAAATACATTTACCCGGTACTCCGCTATCGGTATTCGTGAAGACTTGTCGAACGTTATCTATAACATCTCGCCAGAAGAAACCCCGTTCATTTCGAACATCGGCCGCGAGAGCGTCAAGAACACCTACTACGAATGGCAGACAGACGTTTTGGCTGCGGCCTCAGCTTCTAACGCCGCGCTTGAAGGTGACGACATTTCTTCGTTCACTGCTGTTACGCCAACCGCTCGCGTTGGTAACTACACGCAGATCAGTACGAAGAACGTCGTAATCTCCGGTACGCTTGAAGCAGTCGATAAGGCTGGTCGTCGTAACGAAATGACCTATCAGCTTGCTAAGCTGGGTTCGGAACTGAAGCGTGACATGGAAAGCGCATTGCTTGCCAACCAAGCTTCTGTTGCTGGTAACACCACAACTGCACGTCGTACTGCTGGTCTGCCTGCGTGGTTGACTTCGAACACCTCGTTCGGTTCAGGTGGTGCGAACCCAACTGTTGGCTCGACCCCAACTGCTGCTCGTACCGATGGTACGCAGCGTGCGTTCACGGAAACACTGTTGAAGGGTGTTATCCAGAGCGTCTGGACTTCGGGTGGTACGCCTAAGATGCTGATGGTTGGTCCGTTCAACAAGACGGTCGCTTCCGGTTTCACAGGTATCGCCACACGTTTCCGTGACGTTCCTGCTGGCCAGCAGGCGCAAATCATCGGCGCAGCCGACGTTTATGTGTCTGACTTCGGTACGGTCAACATCGTTCCTAACCGCTTCCAGCGCGACCGCGATGCGTTCATCGTCGATCCTGACTACGCATCGTTGGCAGTTCTTCGTCCAATCCAGAAGATGGACTTGGCGAAAACTGGTGACGCCGAGAAGGCTCTGTTGCTTGTTGAGTACGGTCTGAAGGTGAACAACCAAGCCGCTCACGGTATCGTAGCTGACTTGACCACTTCGTAAGAAGGTCTATCTGGGTGAGGGGGCATAGTGCCCCCTCATCTAACTATTGAGGGTTTTATGACTAAACGCCTTATCAACGACGATGCTTTCACAGGCGTCAAAACTTTTTACGATTATGATGCCGGTAAGGACGAAGCGATCATCTCGAAAGAGCAAGACGTTTCAGCAATCATCGAGCAGAACAAACGCGAATTTAACGATGCGCCCGAACGCTGGGGTGAGTGGACAAAGGTTGGCAGCATCCCGATTTCAGTGTATTATGAACTTGAGCGCCAAGGTATAACTAAAGACCAAGAGGCGATGAAGAAGTGGCTGAACGATCCTGACAATCGTTACTTCCGCACAAGGCCGGGGACTGTTTAATGGCGATTACGACGTATTCAGAGTTGAGGACCGCAGTCGCCGATTGGCTCAACCGATCCGATCTGACGGCTGCTATTCCGAACTTCATCTCGCTTGCTGAAGCGCAGATGAGCCGCCAAATCCGTCACCGCAAGATGGTGACGCGGGCGACCGCAACTATGGATACGCCGTACTTTGCTGTTCCTGCTGACTGGAAAGAAACAATCCGGTTCCAGTTGAACACAAACCCTATCACGCCGCTGCTCTACGTCACGCCCGAACAGCTTCTCGAAGACAGCTACTCCTACAGTTCCGCAGGCCAACCGCTGTTCTTCACGACCGTTGGCCAGCAGTTTGAAGTTCTGCCGCAACCCGATGGGTCTTATGACGCGGAACTTCTTTACTACGCCAAGCTGACGCCATTGTCTGACGCAGCGCCGACTAACTGGCTTCTGACTGAAAGCCCAGACATCTACCTGTATGGCACGCTGGCTCAGTCCGCGCCGTACTTGAAGGAAGATGAACGCACCGCCATCTGGACTTCTTTGTACGAGAAGTTGGTAGAAGATATGCGCATCGCCGACGAGCGTGCCCGCATTGGTTCGTCTAAACTGAAACCCCGCATAAGGACATTCGGATGAGTTTTTCCAATTATCTTGAGAACAAGGTTCTCGGTCATGTGTTCGGTGCAACGCCTTACACCGCGCCTTCTACTTTGTATGTCGGCTTGTTTACGTCTGATCCGGGCGAAGGCGGCGGAGGCACGGAAGTTTCTGGTGGCTCCTATGCTCGCCAAACGATTGCGTTCACAGTAACGGCCAATCAGGCGTCCAACACGGCGGCTGTTGAGTTCCCGACTGCAAGCGCATCTTGGGGCACAGTGACCTATGCTGCGGTCTTCGACGCTGTTTCTAGCGGCAATATGCTTGCCTATGGTGCGTTGACCACAAGCAAGACGATTGCAAGCGGTGACGTTCTCCGTATTCCTGCGGGCGACTTCGACATCAATCTGGACTAAGTAGATGGCTGGCTACGGCAGCGGTCTATACGGACGCGGTAATTATGGGATAGACCCCAAAGAGGCGTCTATCACCGTCAATGCCGCGTCTAGTGCTGCCGTCTCCGCGCAACGCATTCTGCTGGCCGCTGTCTCCAGCACAGCCTCATCATCGACGACGGTCACCGCGCAGAAGGTTAATCTCGCTGCGGTAACGGCCAGCGCCACATCGAGCGCGTCTGTCACTGTTAACCGCGTGCAGAACGCCGCTGTGACTTCTACGGCAACGTCTAGCGTATCGGTGGCAGCGACTCGTGTTCAGTTCGCTTCATGCGCGATCAACGCCGTTTCTAGCGTCACGGTGTCCTTGCAGGGCGTGTTCCTTGTCAGCATCACGACGAACGCAGCCTCATCGGCAAGCGTGTCTGTGGTTCGCAAGACGCCGACATCTGTTGTCTGCAACGCCCAATCTAGCGTCACGATTAACGCCACAAAGAAGTGGGAGCCGCAGCCAATCACGCCGGAAACGTGGACTGCGGAGACTGATACATCTGAGACTTGGACACCCGTCGAAGCGATTGCAGAAACTTGGACACCGCAATCAATAACAAACGAGACATGGACGCCAATTTCTGATACAGCAGAAATATGGCAGCAAGCTGCGTGAGGACTTAAATGGCTGATACAACCACAACAAACCTTGGATTAACGAAACCTGAAGTCGGCGCGTCCGCCGATACTTGGGGGACAAAGGTTAATACCGATCTCGATTTAGTCGATGCTCTCTTTGCCGCCAATGGCACAGGGACATCCGTTGGCTTAAATGTCGGTTCGGGCAAAACGCTGGCCATCGCGGGCAACGTGTCCGCCAATGGCGCGACGATCAGCCCAACCGAACTCAGCTATCTTGATACTGTTTCTTCAAACATTCAGACGCAGCTTAACGCCAAAGAGCCGACGATCACGACGTTAGGCGTCGCCAAGGGCGGCACGGGAGCCTCAACGCTTGCGTCTGGTTATCTGGTCAAGGGCAACGGCACATCGGCTGTTAGCGCGTCTGTAGTGTACGACACTGGCACGAACGTCGGGATTGGCACAGCTTCGCCAAGCTATAGGTTACAGGTAAATGGTAGCGCGAGTGCCTTGCGCGTTGACGGCACAAACACTGGCACAGATGTGCTTGCTTCTTTTGCAGGTCGCGGAGTAATTGGGGTTGACGCCCCCGGTGTAGCTAATGGTCGCTTTATTCTTACTGATAGCGGCAACATCGGGATCGGCACAGCTTCGCCACAAGCAAAACTACATTTGCTAGATACAAATGCTGTTTATATCCAACTCACTGACAGCGCCGATGGGGCCAGCCGGGTTGGGCAGAACGGTACGGCAATGACGTTCGGTGTCGATGGTGGTAATGGTACGACCGAACGTATGCGCATCAACTCCAGCGGCCAAGTAGGGATTGGTACGAGTTCGCCAGCGAGTAGGCTTACAGTAAATAGTGGTGCTGCTGGCATGGTTTCTAACTTCACTGACGGTGTTGCGCAGGGCTTGGCGCTGGTGACGGGCACTGGTTACTTCGGTTTCTACAACCCTAACTACGGCGTGATTACGTTCCGTGACGGCTCTAATGGTGCGGAGAATGTGCGCATCACAGACAGCGGCAACGTCGGGATTGGTACGAGTTCGCCAAACGTAGCGGGTGTATCTAAGGCGGTCACAGTCAACACCACCAACGGCTCGTCTGGAGCAATTTACGAAATCGCGGTAAACGGTACGAACCACGCCTATCTGTTTGCCAACGCAAGCAACACGGTTCTGAGTAGTGTTCAGGCTCTCCCCTTGCTATTCAGCACAACTAACACAGAACGTATGCGCATCACCAGCAGCGGCGACGTCGGGATTGGTATAAGTTCGCCTGTAGTTACCACGGTGCAACCGGGGTCTATAACAGCGAACGGAGTTCTTGCGGTTAAAAGTTACCTTTCGTCGCACCAAAACGACGTAGGCATTATCGAATATAACACCGGAAAGATGACGTTACGCCCGTATGGAGCAACCGCAGGATCGGGCTATCTTGCGTTCAACACCGGAGGCGGCGGTGGTTCTGGTGACGCAGAGCGCGCCCGCATCGACAGCAGCGGTAACTTGCTGGTGGGGACGACAGCGACAGCATCTTACTTTGACGGCAAGCTGAATGTTGCAGGCTACTCATGCTTTAAGGTGTCAGGCAGCAGCATCACACCCGTGCAGATAATCTGGAATAATGCGGACAGCGGAGATAACGAATTTATTTCGTTCTTCACAAACAGTGGCGCAACTTTCCGGGGCGGGATTACATATAACCGCACTGCGGGTATAACTGCGTATAACACCACTTCTGATTATCGAGCCAAAGATATTCTTGGCCCGGTAACAGACGTGGGTGAAACGATTGACGCGCTCAAGGTCTACAGCGGTAAGATGAAAGGCGCGACGATTGCCCGCCCAATGCTTGTCGCTCACGAAGCGCAAGAAGTTGTGCCTTACGCAGTCACGGGCGAGAAGGATGCCGTCAACGAGGATGGAACTGACAAGTACCAGCAGATGGATCACCAGTCATTCATCCCGCTCCTCATCGCAGAAATTCAATCACTCCGCGCCCGCGTGGCACAACTAGAAGGAAAGTAAAATGGAAACCACTTGGAAAGTATCGCAGCTTGACTGCTACCCAGAGTTTGAAGGTAACGCTGACATTGTGTTCACCGTGCATTGGTCGGTTGCCGCACAGGACGGCGAGTTCTCTGGTTACAGCTACGGCTCACAATCCCTAACGCTCGATCCAGAAGCGACCTTCACACCATTCGCCAGCCTGACCGAAGCGCAGGTAATCGGTTGGGTACACGCTGCAATGGGCGAAGAAGCTGTCGCCGCAGTTGAAGCAAGCCTTGTAACTCAAATCGAGAACGCCAAGAACCCGCCAGTTGTTAATCCACCTCTTCCTTGGGGCTAAAGGAAAAGCACGATGGATACCAGCTTCGGCCTTGATACCCTTCTAACTGTAGTCGCTGGTGTCTTCGGACTTATTGGCGTGTGGACGCAGTTGAGCAATCGTCTCGCAATTCTTGAGACGAAGCTAGACTACGGCGAGGAAAAGTTCAACGCCATCGACAAGAAGTTTGACGAGGTGATGATGCACCTCCGCCGGATTGAAGACAAGCTGGATCATAAGGCAGATCGGTAATGAAGTGGTTTCTGCTACCCCTTGCGGCTTTGGCCCTCATGGGTTGCGAAGACCGCTATCGTTACGACTGCCAAGACCCAGCGAACTGGCAGGAGGATATTTGCAAGAAGCCCAAATGTGTAGCTATGGGCTACTGCACGGAGTGGTTGATAAATACAGGTGAGAACGAATTTGTCGAAGAAGGTTAAATACTGGTCGCCGGAGGAACTGCTGCGTTTCATCGTCGGCGTCGTGCTTTCGTTTACGCTTATGTTTATCGTGGCGACGGTGTTGTATTCGCTGATATTTGTATCGCAGCCGATGGAGGGCCAATCCCCCAACGACGCGGAATTTTTTAAGCTAATTAACCCGATAGCTACGTTTATCGTTGGGGCATTGGCTGGGCTTATGGCGGGGCAGGGCAATGGCTCTATGAAACCCAAGAAGCCAGACGAAGGAGAAGATAATGAGTTTCCTCAATAGTTTTGAAAGCAAGCAAGACGGCGTGAACGACACCGTTGAGTTTGTTGTGCGCGTGGCCATCGTCACGCTGTCGGCAGTTATCCTTGTTGTTGTGCTGACACTGGCCGTAGGTCTGTTTGTTCCCAACGACGTTGTTGATAGCACGGCCATCATTGAGATGATTAACCCTGCGTTCCAGACCATCATCGGTGCATTCGTCGGCCTGCTGGGCGGGCTGAGCCTCAACGCCAATGCGCGTGACAAAGAGCCTGAGCCGGAGCCAGAAGCCCCCAAGCCATACAGCGATCCGAACGCCACAGTCTTTATCGATGAGCCTGAAGAGGACGAAGACGACGAGATGGAGCCGTGGGAAAAGTATCGCAACGACCTACGCTATGACGCCAATGGCGACGGCGTAGTTGACGAAAACGACTTCCCTGATTGGCGGGGGGCTGGCAGATGAGCCTTGTTGAACTGCAAAAGAAGATCGGAGTAACGGCAGATGGCGCATTCGGTCCGGGTACTTTTAGGAAAGCTGCGGCTTTTTATAAGCTATCACCTGATCGTGCTGCACATTTCTTTGCTCAAACTGCGCATGAAAGCGGCGGCTTCAAAGCATTCTCGGAGAATTTGAACTATGGCGCAAAAGGACTTCGCAGCATTTTTAGGAAGTATTTCCCTACTGATGCAATGGCTAAAGCGTATGAACGCCAGCCAAAAAAGATTGCTAATCGGGTATACGCAAATCGCATGGGCAATGGTGATGAAGCGTCTGGGGATGGCTGGAAGTTCCGTGGACGTGGCGCTCTCCAACTTACTGGAAAAGCAAATTACCAAGCTTTCGCAAGCTACATCGGACGACCCCAAATAATGGATAACCCCGACCTTGTGTCGGGTGAACTGTGTTTTGAGAGCGCGTTGTGGTTCTTTGACAAGAACAAATTGTGGGGCATCTGCGATCAAGGCGTCGGCGACGGCGCAATCCTCGCGCTGACGAAGCGCATTAACGGTGGCACGCACGGCCTTGATGACCGCAAGGCCAAGACGAAGAAGTACGCCGCATGGCTTTGATGCCCAACTCAATCCTGTTATATGCCGTTGGCGGTGCGCTTATTCTTGGTGCGGCCTCTGGATATAAAGTCCGTGACTGGCAGTGCGATGCCGCATATGCAAAGGCGCTGGAAAAAGCTGAGAAGCTACGGGCCAAAAAACAAGAGGTAGTAGATAATGTTTCGCAAACCTACGAATACGAACGAGATCAAGCCAATGTCGTGGCAACCGAACGAACCAACACTATTCGTGAAATATACAAAACGGTTCCTGCCACCCCTGCTGATTGCGCTGCTCCTGATGCTGTGCGCGGGTTGCTCGAAAGCGGTGTCCGTGACGCCAATGCCGCTTCCTCCGGCAAACCTAGCAGCGAAGTGTCCGACTCTGAGTAATCCGCCACTGGTGCTGATCGACCCTGAGCGGGCGCTTTGGGAAGCCGACATCATTGCAAAGTACACGGATTGTAGTGTAAAGCATCGCTTGACAGTTCAAGCATGGGAAGAGGCTGTAAAAATCCCAAATAAGTGATATAAGAACTTTAGTCTTACGCACAGGTAATTAAATGGCGCTTATCCCTATCAGTATCCCGCCGGGTGTTTACCGCAACGGAACCGAACTTGACAGTTCTGGCCGGTGGTATGACGTGAACCTTGTGCGCTGGGTTGAGGGGATGATGCGTCCCGTCGGCGGGTGGCAGGAACGAACCACAACCGCTCTTACCGGTAAAGCCCGTGGCATGATTGCATGGCGCTCTAACAACAGCACCCGCTACATCTCCGTCGGTACGCACTCGAAGCTTTACGCTATTACACAGTCCAGTGTGATTGTGGACATCACGCCTGTCGGTTTTGTTCCCGGCAACCCGAATGCGTCTGTTGGCGGTGGCTATGGCGTTGGCCTCTACAGTGCTGGCTTCTACGGCACGCCACGCCCAGACGTTGGCGTTGTTACCCCGGCCACGACATGGACGCTGGATACATGGGGCGAGTATCTCGTCGGCTGCTCAAACTTTGACGGCAAGATTTATGAGTGGCAGTTGGATACGACAACGCCGACAAAGGCTGCTGTCGTAACGAACGCGCCAACATCTAACACGGGCGTTCTTGTCACAAACGAACGCTCGATGTTTGCTCTTGGTGCATCT